ATGCTAAATGAGTCATTTAACCGTCTATTCTGGCGAGAGTTTAAAACCATCAAAGCGGGCGCGGAATACTTCCACGTTAAGCCCGTGACCGTTCGCCGCTGGCTTAAGGGCGAAAGTGAAATCAATCCAATGGCTGAAAAGTTGTTAATTATCAAGGCGCTTGGCTATCTGCCTAACGACCTGCGTTGGGAAGGTTTTCGCATTGATGAACAAAAAGGCATCTTTATCACCCCGACCGGACGCACCTTTAGCCCTAAAGAGCTGGAAACGTTCGCTATCTGGCGGGATGAATACACCCAGCTCATTGAACTGCATGGCCACATCGAGCGCCCCAAAATCTACCCAGCTAAAGAGAACTTATTGCCGTTTCGTGGCGGTCGCCGCATGAGCGCCGCGCCTTGGATACCGAGCAAAACGAAAGGACGTATACAGCGGTTTAAATAACAAAAAGCCCGCACAACGCGGGCTTTCATGCACTTAAAGTGACAGGGTTACTTTTTCTTTGCTCTGACAATGCGACCGCCCTTAGCGTAATAGAAGCCCTTTTTAAGCTTGCCTTTGCCCTTGGTTGCTGCTGCTTTGCTGATTCCACGTTTTGCCATGTTGCTTACCTTTTAAATTTCTTGATTGCGACTGCCGCCGCTAACAGTGCCACAAAGCCCACCATTAGCATGGTTCGCTCTGTGACGTCGATTTGTACTTGTATCGGGTCGGGTGTTTTCACATCCACACCGAAATTGGTTGGGATAGCCATTAGCTGCGTACCTCCAAAATGGTCAATCGTTTGTCGATTTTCCAAAGGATACCGCCGAGCACAAGCAGCGACGGCGGCAAACCAATACTATTTAGATACTGTAGGATTTCGGTCATTGGCTTTGTCCAGTGTATCGTCGTCAATCAAGCCCAATGCACCGCCAGCCATGCCCACGGCGGTAATTACGCCACTCACGGCGCCACCCGTAGCCACATCGCCCACCGCTTGCCCGACTGTCAGCCCAAGCAATGCCAAGCCTTGCCAAGTTGAGCGTTGTTTTAATAGCTTTAAAAACTTTTTCATTGCTCTAATGCCTCTTTTGTTAAAGGTACGTTAATTAATCCGTAGTATTGAGGCTTAAGCGCCCCGCCACGATAACCAAATAATTCCGTTAAATACGGGTAATATTGGTCAATTTTCCACAAGACTCTGTCTGCATCTTCCGTTAGTCGCATGTCATCGGTGAAGTAATGCGGCATTAACCTCAACGGCGTGTGCTCGATAGGCTCCCAGCCGTTAAATCGCGCTAAGAAGTACGACAACACCTCCGCCACTGGCTTTGTGGCGTCGTCGATAACCTCATCCACTTTTTTGACGGCGGCTTGAGTCTTTTGCCATATCATCCAGCCAGTGATTATCACCAGCCCTGCGCCAACGACGCGCAAATCAAGCTGCGGCAATACCTGCATTTATCACCTCGTCGCTGTAGGGCTGTACGCCGTTTTCGTGTTTGATAATGACCTTGATGAGTTCGCCGTATTTCTCCAGCGGTATTGCCTCATGCTCAGCCACACCTAGAGCACTGGCGACGTGCGCCACATATGCGCCTGTATTGTTTTCACTTGGCGGCGCCCAGCGGTTAATAATCTCGTGCACCGTGTCAAAGCCTTTACCGCCAACATTTTGTAAACCTTCGTATTTATTGCGGTAAGTGCCTAGTGTTCTGTACATGGCTCGAATTCCGTTTTCTGGTTTATCAAAAATGACAAAACCGCGGTTATCTCGCCCCACTTCGCCGACCCACTGATAAGACGCGCCGCGTATGTTGCCTGGGTTATTGTTTCGGATGCCCCGTGACATAGAACTCCCCTTAACCAGCAATAACGCCGCCGTCAGCGTCGCCAGTAGTAGCCATTGTTTCTGATTCATTGGCTTGCGCCTCCGCCGCTTTCGTTTCGACATAGCGTTGATGTTCGGTGATGAGCCACGCAAAGTGCGCATCAAAATAGGCTTGGTCAATGGGTTTGTTTGGTCGGTTGTCGGTGTATTCGATGTGACCGTAACCCAGTTCAGTGTCAAACTGCACCGCCCATTCGCCATTCGTCATTTGGTAGCCGCCAAGTTCGCGCATCATTGCTGGAACGCCGCTAACTACGATGATTTGGTCTGTTGTTACTGCGGTAATTTTCATAATTTACGAATCCATATTACTGCGATTGATTTTTGGCGTGTGTCAACGGCGCCGTGGTCGTGCGCGGCGTTGCCACCGTTGTGCTCAATTGGCGCCCAGCTTTGCGGGTATGACAAATTTCCTAGCCCGCTTCGAATTGCTGGCGCGACACGATTTGTGTCTGACATCCATTGCGCCCCAAAGACGTCCGTCCACCCTGAATGCGTCATATTTAATAGGTGTTCATGGGATGGCATTTGCGACGCTGCTAATGTTCGACTTTGAGTACCTACTGAATCGGCGCCAAATTGCTGTCCTTTTGAGTAAGCACCGCCCGCACCCACGACGGCGCGGTCAATCATTTCAGTAGCCAACTCCCAGCCGTTTGGAATGTTCTCAATACTCCCACTCCAAATGCGTAAATCGCCCGACTTCCAGCCGCTTGAGATAATTCGAGGCATTAGTTCACCTCCTCTAATATCCTTACGGTCTGGTCAGTACCCGATAAGCCATATATCGCCGATTGCGTGTTGATTTCGATAGCCTCGCCCGCGTCCACTTTTACGCCGTTGGTGGCGTCCAAGTTGGCGCCGCCAATATAAAGGACATCACTGGTCTGAATCATGACGCTTTGACGCCCCAAGCGCGCGGGCACAATCTGGCTCACCGTATTAGTGAGTAAATCCGCCTTATTGCTTTCCAGCGTTGCCGCGCCTGTGAGTGAGGTTTCGCTCCGGTCGTCGATAAGTTCGGCGTCGGATGCAAAAATAACCACCTCTTGAGGCGTATCTGCTGACACAATAAAGCTTTTGTATTTGTACGGATGCTTAATGCCCAAGCCTTGATACAATTCAGTTTCAAGCTCGGATTCATCTTCGTAGAAAAAACGTAATTTGATAGCACCTGATGCGCTAATGACTTTGAAATAGCGCCCTGCCATTGCTAGCTTTTTCGGGTCAGTCGTGACCGATATTTTTTTAATCGACATTAGAAACGCCCCCGAATGGCAACCGCGACCGCAAGCCCTACCGCGCCTAACATGAAATATTTCGTCATTTGCTGCGCGGTTCCTGCGTCGCTGGACAGTGAAAGATTTTTCATGATGTCCATTGCGCCCGTGGTCGCGCTTTGCGCATTGACGAGCGCCTGAATGCCCAAGGACTTGGCGAGGTCGTTACTGTCTTTGTTACTGGCTAACATGCCGTCTATGGCGTTTTTGCTATTAGCTGCCATAGCATCAAGCGCCGCCTTGACGGAGCCGCCGTCGGTCACTGTGACGGTTGAGTTTTCAATCCCCGACAACAAGACCCCGTTCATATCCGCGTTAAACGCGTTGGACAGGTTGGTGTTTTCGGTGATGGTAGTGTTACTGGTTTGGTTGCTACTCTTGGATGAGCCGCCCATAGCTACCCCTTAAAGGTTTAACCTTAAAACGAATTCGTCAGGGCGTTGTTCAATAAGCTGAAACCCTAAACCGATGAAATTTAAAAAACGCAGTTCGCCGCGCCTTTGCGTATGCACTCGAATGGATTTCGCGCCCATTTTCTTGGCAAACTTGGCAATCACTGGCGCCCCTGCCTTAAGCGTGTGGTCGCCCTCATAGCCCACACAGACCAGCTCTGAACCTTCCGCCCGTAACAGTGCGTAAGCCTTGCCGACTTTGAACGCGAACGCGTTGCCGTTTTTGACTTCTTGCCCTGCTTCGCTGGCGTAATCGGCTAAAGCGCGCGCCAGTTTTGGCGCCGCTTCGCTCCACTCGACGTGCTGTATATTAACGTTTGGTAAATACATACGCCGCGCCCAGTGCTAACAGCAAAATTGCCCATGTGGGCATACCATTATTTGAACCGAAATTAATCGACCCACCATTAAAGCCGCTGTTATTGGTGGTGTTACTGGTTGACGTGGCGGTCGATGGTCCCGCACTGCCGCCCTGTAATCCACCGCCGCCCGTTAGGCTGGTCATTGCTCCAAATGCGCCCATGACTCCCCCTTACTTGCGAACTAACAGCACAACGACCGCCAACGTCGCAACGCCTACGCCAATCAGTACAGGCGTGGAAATGCCCAAACCGCCGACCGTAGTCGGCGTGACTGCTGTGTTGACTTGCTGCGTTTTGTCTGGCGTGTTGTACACTTCTTGCTGACTTTGCCCTGTGGCGTCTTGACCGCGCTTAATTTGCTCATAGTTGAGCCAGCCGCCAACGGCGTCCTTAAGGCTAAAGTCGTCTAGGAAGTTATCAAACATGACCGCCCCCTTACGCTGCTGGGTTGTAGGACTCTAGGTACTCAACAACAATGTCCATGCTGCCCGCGTTTGCCATGACTGGCTTTAAGCGGAAGTCTTGAACACCCGCCAGTTGCACTGCCTGCAAAATGTCACCTTCAAGCACGAAATCAAGCGTTAGCTTGTCCGCGCTTTGCGGGTCGCGCTTGTAATCGGTTTGCAGTTTCGCCGCGCCCGTTTTCGACATTTCCCACACAATGCCGCCGTCTACTTCCAGTGACGCGCCCGTTACGTCCGCGCTGTAGATGTGAATCGCCGCAATTGACGCGCCGCGTCGTAGTGGGATGTTGTCGATTTCGATTTCACCCGATACCGCTGTAGAGTGTTTAAACTCCATAATGCGAGTAATGAAACCCATTGGCGCCTGTGCGCTGCGAATTGATGTTGCTTTCAGCTCTGGTGCTGCCGCTGCCGCGTCAATATCAACCAGTAATGAAAGAGTTTGGATGTCTTGTGTACCGATGTTGAACATGCGTTGCTGTGCCAGCTCAACCAATTCTTTACGGTTAAAGAAAATCGACAAACAGTCCGCTGTTGCAAGGCCGCGACCATAATGTTTGTTTTCTTTGTTCAGACGTTCACCGTCTGCCCATTTCTTGATTGGTTTGCCGTCCGCTTCGATACGGATGTTTTTCATTTGCGCCAGTGTTACGCCGCTAAAGTACAAATGAATCAGCTCGTAGGATAAACCTAGCGGTAATTCACACGTTGCGGTTGACCCTGCCTGAACGTTTGAAAAGGACGGACATTTGCGAATAACTCGTGCCATGTTCCGCCCCTTATAGTGTTGGGTTAACTAGGGATTTTACAGGCTGAATGCGGTTAACCGCCGCCATTGTAAAGATGGTTACTAGAACCAAAGGGAAGTACTTTTTAACCATGTTGGTTGCTCCTGTTGGCGTCTCTCGACGTGAACGCGCGGGCGTCTCCCGACGTGCCGCAATTAATTGACCCGTTGACCCTAGCGCCTTGCTAACTACTTGGCAAATCGGCGCTTTTTCCTACGTAACGTAACGTTTCGTTATGTAGTGGCAGGGTAATTATTTACTTTGTGACCTTTGTCACAATCTCACTTTTCCAGTCCGTTCGTAGGACTTTCTTTTGCGCCTTTTTCCCTGCGATTAACTCACCCGTTGAACGGTCAACACTGAGAAATTCCAAGTTGCCTAGCTGTTTGACCCATTCCAGTGGGACGCTTAAGGTTGTGGCAAGGCGCGCCTTGTCGCCTTCGCCATCTAGTCGCCCTGTGCGAATGTATCGCGCTTGAGTAAAGAGCGTTTTGTCGCACTCGGCTGGGCGTTGGCTCACGCCAATGACTTTGACGCCGCGCTTACGTCCACGACGCAAGACCACACCCCAGCCGCCCGCCGCCTTGCTTGGCGTGGTCACATCGGCGATTTCTTCGCCCACATACAGACAATTGCCCCAAATAAACGCCGCTAAGGAAATGAAATCAAAGCATTTTTCTAATAGCTTGCGGTCGATGGTTACGGGCACATAACGCACCCGAACATTGCCGCCGCTGTTGATGTATTGCATCACCTCGGCGGGCGTTCTGGCGGTGCGAATGCTGGGGATTTCCCCGTACTCATTATCAGGGTCCCATATCAGCGCCCGCGCCCATTTCTTGACAATCTGCTTGACGTAGTAGCTTTTGCCACTGCCCGACGCGCCGAACACCGCCTCGTGCTCACATTCTCGCGTGGTATCAATCCTCGACATGTTCGGCGTCCTCTTTTTTCGGTATCTTGCCGCGCGGAGGAATGCCCGCCGCCATGCGAGAGCTCACCACGGTAAGCGCAATCATGCCCAACATGACTTCGGGACCCGCATTGTCCATTGCGTTAGGGAAATGCTTGTCTATCACCATCTTGGTGAGTTTCGCCATGGGGATGAGTTCCGCCTCTTCAAGCGTCCAGTTTGGCGCGGCGAGTGTCCACAAGGCGTTAACCCCTGCCCCGACGGCTTGCTCGTACTGCGCATCGAACACGGCGGCGGCGTCTGCGTTGATTTGCTCTGTTTTCGCTTGTGCGTCCGCTTCGGCTTGCTGCTCTGCGGTGAGTGGGATTGCTTGCGCTCCGCTGATTTCATCGGCGATTTTTTGGAGCTGCGCCATTTCCAGTGATAGGTCGTTATCCAAGTCAGTAGTTTGCGAATCATTGCCTAATTCCTTATTCATCGGTCGCACCCCACAATTGCTCTAATAGCGATTTCGGGCGCGCCGTTGGTTGGCGGTCGTCTAGTTGCGAATCTTCAATAGCAGCATTACCCAGTTTCAGGTCGTCGCCGTCTAAATTGGCGTGCTTGCGCATCCAGTTTTGTCCGTCAATGGTGCGCGGCGTAATGATGCCCGCCGCCCCTGAATAGTAGAGTTTGCCGTTTTTATCTTCGCGAACCTCGGCAACGTCACCGAGTAAAGGGCAAATTATTGTCCCGATGGTTTCTCTAGGCATGGTGTCTCCTTGGCGTCTCCCGACGTGATGAGAAATTCAATGATGTTAATTGCAACGTTTACGGCTTTTTCTGCCTCCGCTGCCTTGGTTAGCGGGCTGATAGAATCCCCCGCTTTTTTTTGGTGTGCGCGTATGGTGGCTAGTGCCTCAAGCGCCTGTGATGTGGTTTCGATTTTCATGTTTTCGACGTCTCCCGACGGTGAAAATGTGCCTACGTCTCCCGACGTTGGCGATTAATTTACTGATGCTGATATATTTCAGCCAGTCGCCTTTGTAGCTCTGCTGTGCTTTCTGGTCTAACCATTTGCCCGCCGCATTTTCTGCACTCTATTTGCATTGGTGGCTCAGATGGCTTATATCCGAATGGCGCCTCACTAGCCCACCACTCTTCATTACCACAGTAACAGTTAAACCTTACTGACAGCCTTGCTATTGATTGCTTACCCATATTAAACGTGTCGGTTCAGGTCGTCGGAGTCTGGCGAGTTCACAAACTCGCGCAACTCGCGCAACTCTTGAATGAGCGATTTCACCAACATTAGAATCAATCTAACGTAGGACGGCGCCTTATTCTTGCTAACTTCTTGCTCTACTTCGTTAAGCAGCTTGTTTGTCTTGCTCATTCTGAATTTCCTTATGCCAACTTATTATATCGTTTATTGCTTCCTCATCAGGCGACGGCGGCAACTCTTGGCTGAGTAATGAGCGCCAGTTCGCTTGATTGTCGGTGAATTTTCTATGCTGCTCGGCGTATTTCAATACCGCCGCGGCTTTTATGTCGTTAGTTTGAATGTCGTCACTCTTAAGTGACCAGTTGCGCGCACCTGCCGCCCATACTAAAAAGGCGTCCATTTTCTCGGCAGCTTGCTCACCCTCAAAACTGATTGAAAACGCGCTATCACTGCGGGCATACACACCGCGGTTTTTAAGCGCCTGTTTTAGTTCGATAATCTCTGCATCTAGCTTTTTGATGTACGTTAGAATGCGCAGCTTACGGCGCGGGTTAATCGCTGCCGCCTTAATGGCTTGGTCTCGTTTTGCCTTTTTGCGCTCAATATCTCTCACCATTGGCTTGCGCCACTGCTCCAACTTGTACGCACATTCTTTGATAATACCCGTCATGTTATCCACGTCGAACGCTGCCATAACTTCCCATGCTGGCGCGCGTGAGCATCGTGCAATGTTGTATCGGTTGCCACGAATCAGCCCTTGGTCGGCGTTTGAACCCTTCGCCGCGTAACCCACTGCCTTGATGAGATACCCCGCCGCCGCTTCGCCGTACTTAATGCGCTCTAGGTGCGCAATGCCATGACCCCAAAGCGATTCGATACGCTTTGCCCACGCTTGAAAGTGCGCTTTGTCTACTGACCAGTTCAGCAACATATGTACGTGGGGATTTGGTTCGCCATCCTCATTCATTGGACATTCAGCGACCCATATGTAATGAAATTCGCCGTCATTACCCGCGACTTCAATCTCATCGTTACATAACGTTATGTTATGTTGGCGACTGGCTTGGTCGGCTTCGCTCGTTACGTAACGAAAACCGCGCTGATACATTTTTTTAATCCCGTCAATGAATCGGCTCACTTCACTACCTAACGTAACGTTACCTAGGAATATTTCGTTACGCTGCTCCTGCGTAAACGTCAACGTTAGAAAGGTCGAAAAACCACCCTTAACCGCCGCAACATACGCGCCCGACTCAAAAATCTTTCTCACTGCACTAGCATTTAGTTGCTCGGTGTATCGGTCGCCCGCGTTCGCCGCTGGCGCTTCGCTTGGTGCTGGATGGTAAACGACTTGCATTTTGTATTTCCCAGACCACTCCTGATGCATCAAATATGCGCGGCTGCGGTTTTGTGGAATGTATTCCATGCGGTTGCCGACACTGTCAGGATTCATCACCCAGCCGTGTTGCATTTCGTGCGCCTCTGCGCCCTCTAGCGAGTGGTTTGCCATTTCCCTGACTGCCACACGGCTTAACTCGGTTACAGTGCCGTGTGTGGTTCTCATGCGTCGATTGCGAGTCATAAACGCTTGGGTTATTTTCCCGTGTCGGACTTTTCCGCCCTTTGACGAGCCTAGTCCTTTCAGGGCTTCGCCCTGCGCTTCGCGCCCTAGTTCTGCTGACTGTTTTGTCTGGTGAAACCAATATTGCTCATGTGCTCGAATCTTTTGTAACTCGTCATGCATCCAGTCATTTTGTGGAGCACAAAAAATGCCGCTTTCGGTAGCGGCTAAGTTAGATTGAATTTTTAACGGGTCAGCCCCTCGCGGAGCCATAGCAATAAACCGCACTTGCTCGGCGGTTAAATTGCTTTTGATGTCGTTTTTGATTTCTGGCGCTTGAAGTAGACTCATTTAAACCCCCGACTCAATTCCGCCGTGAATCCAAATAAACGAAAAGACAACATAACCGTCTTTCTGCGCATAATCAGTAAGATAAGAGATTCTTACTACCACATAACGCTGACCGTCTGACATTCTAACGCGGTCGCCAACTTGGTAGTTTCTGTCATTCTTTCTTATTTCAAATGTTTTTTTGCCATCAATGACAGCGTTTAGAAATTCTCGTTCGATTTTGACATTATGAGTTTTCATGCTTGACCACCCACAACTGACAAGTGAGAAGAACCCGCGCCCTGTTCGGGCGCTTCGTCTTGTTGCTTGCGGAACTGCTGAAACTCTTCGTGAAATCTTGGGAAAGAAACAAATACAGGGTTAACAGTGCCATCCAAAAAGCACATAGCTGTATCGCCATCTTTTAAAAGGCACTCATTAAAAGTGATAAAACCTAAGTAACCGTCTGCCGCCATAATCGCCGCAGAATAACACCCCATAGCTGGGTGTGATTCGAATTTGAATTGAGTAAGCAT